TTTTATTATTTGATGGTAAAGTCAATTCATACGTTGGAGTATTAATCTTTGGTAATGGCATAATTATCTAATCAGTAGTTTTATTTAGTAGTATATCACAAACCTAACTTATTTGCAACGATATACCTATCATAGTTGAAACTTACATTAACTTTAAGTAGGTCTGCTGGGCCATATTGAACTGGTTGTGGGGTGATTGATTTAGGAAAAGCATTAATAAACTGATACCTTAGTATCCTCTTAGCATTTTTTTCAAACTTACTTATAAACATGGTGTCACACTTATAAGTATCTGGATATCTCATTCTACGATAAAATGGTTTTTGAAAGTCTGCGACTTCTCTTTCCGCACCACTTGAAATATAATCCATCCACCCTTCAAAAATATTCAACATTGTATAATCATCATCAACATAAAATGTAAAATCAATATCAGTATATAAACGAGAATGTGCAAATTCCTGTGGTATACCCATAAAGTTATCCTTTACCTCTGCTGTAGCAAAAGCACTTGCAGGTAGTGAAGCATCACTACAAAGTAGTCCAGCCTCACGACTGATAAAATCCTGTGCGTTATTAATTCTTTTTTCAAACCTTAAATATCTTGTCACATTTCCATTAAACCCTGCAAAGTGAACCTGATATTGATTATTCAAAGATAGACTACCAAATTTTACTTTGGCATCATTCATTGTGATTTTTTGTATAAAACTCACACTAAATACCTATATGACTTTATTATAATTCTATTTATGTCATATAAGGGAAGATATTCTCCTACATATCCAAGAAAATACAAAGGAAACCATACAAATATCATATATCGATCCCTATGGGAGAGAAAATTTATGGTTTACTGTGATTTGAATGAGAATATTCTTGAATGGGGAAGCGAAGAAATCGCAATACCATATAGATCTCCTGTAGATAGAAAGATTCATAGATATTTCCCAGACTTCTATGTCAAGTTAAAGGAAACTACAGGTAAGATAAAGAAATATATTATTGAAGTAAAACCAAAAAAACAATTAAAACCTCCAACTAAACCAAAAAGAAAAACAAAAGGTTATCTATATGAAGCATATGAATATGCTCGGAATCAAGCAAAGTGGAAAGCTGCCACTGAGTATTGTAAAGATAGACTTTATGAATTTAAGGTGATGACAGAGGACGAACTAGGAATCAAATGAGTCGTATCGCACCAGCATTAGATGATTTGATTGGGATTGAAGATCCTGATGATTTGATGGTGGAAATAATTGATTTGTTATCTGAAAGTGGCACACCACAAGCTGGAAACTATTACACATTTGTGTATCGACCAAAAACTTCGGGAATTAGATACGATCAAAACCCTCTGGTCGCAGTAACAAATGTATACTCATGGGGATTCGTGGGAATCAATTTTCACTGGGGTGAGTCCAGAAGTTATACCTTCAATGAGGTTGTTGGTGGTGTATATGAGGTTACTGCTCAAGAGATAAAAGACCTTCAAGCATTACCTTTTGGAAAATATCGTCTAAATAGTTAAAAAAAGTGATATATGCCTAATTTCCCTCCTAATTACAAAGAACAAGAGTTATACTATGCATCTGATGAATATCAGAATAATGCAAAAGCTGCGATTGCAAATAATCAACCATTACCAACGTACGATAATCCAAATCCGGTTTCAAATAGTGAGGTAACTTCACAACCACCTAGATCTTCTAAAAAACGAGGTGGTATTTTAAGATACCCTTTAGAAGCATTGACAGGAACAACAGATTATTTACAGATTGATATTAAAGAGTATATTAGAAATGCAGACAACGCGAAACTTATAGGTGCTAAAGGTTTTGGAAGAAATACATTAAATAATCGTGTAGGTCAAACACGTTCTGGATCACTAGCAACCAAATCAGTGATGAATACTGGAACAATTATTTTACAGATACCATCTGACATAAAGGATGGAAACACTGCTAATTATGGTGAAAGTAAAATGAACACCCTCACTGGTGCTGCTGCCGGTGCAATGATGGGTGTAATGAAATCTGGTGCTACTTCAGTGTCAATGGCATTAGGGAATATGAGTACAGAGGAGGGACTTAAAAAGATAAGAAATGATATTGGAGGAAATTTGACTGCAGGAGACACTGATGCATTGATTGATGCTGCTTCAATGGGACTAACTGTAAAAGCAACATCCTCTGCTATGGGAGTATTTGGTGCGAATGTTTCTCCAGAACAACTTCTCGCAAGATCAAGTGGTCAGATATTCAATCCTAACTTAGAATTATTATTTAATGGCCCATCTTTAAGAAGTTTCAGTTTTTCATTCAAAATGACACCCCGTAGTGCACAAGAGGCAAGACAGTGCAAATTAATCATTAGATCATTTAAACAAAACATGGCACCAAAAACTGGTGGAGACACAATTGGTGGCAGTGCGATCTTTATGAAAACGCCTAATCTATTTGAATTAAGATATAGAAAAGGAAACAGTGATCATCCTTTCTTAAATAAATTCAAACAGTGTTTTCTTACTAATGTTGCTGTTAACTACACCGGTGAGGGTGTGTACGCAACTTATGATGATGCTACACCAATCTCAATGCAACTTGATCTTCAATTTAAAGAGATTGAACCTATTTACTTTGATGATTATGACCAGTCACCACAAGGAGTTGGATTCTAATGTATTTTAAAACACTACCAACACTAAGATATCCGTCTTTCTTATCTGATAAAAACTCTTCATTAGATTATGTAGATGCAAAAAATTTATTTCGTAGAGTTAAACTAAGGGAAGACTTACAAAACATACTGACCCTTTTTGATAAGTATGAGATTCCTGAAGGGTTTAGACCTGAAAATGTTGCAGAGGATTTATATGGAAATGATAAACTTGATTGGGTGGTTATCGTATCATCGGGTATAGTTAATATCAGAAATGAATGGCCTTTATCAAATAACGATTTGTATGAATATTCACTACTTAAATACGGAAATGATTTAAATGCTACCCATCATTTTGAAACAGTGGAAGTAAAAGACTCAAATGGTAGAGTAGTTCTTGAAAAGGGTAAGGTTGTTAATAGAGAATTTAAATTATTCTATCAAGATGGCGGTGAGGTAAAAACAAATGATCTCACAAAATTAGGAACGAATGTTGTAGCGATTGATGATCCTGTTGCGTCTGTAAGTAATTACTTATATGAGACATTTGAAAATGAAAAGAAAAGAAATATTTTTGTCTTGAAGAGAGGATTCTTACAGCAATTCATAGATGACTTTAAAGATATAATGACTTACGAGCCTTCATCACAAAGAGTAAGTGACAATGTAGTTCAAACGGAAAATTTAAACGTAACAATGCCATAAAAAAAGGGGTCGTAAGACCCCTTTACTATTAGTCGTCTGCGAGTTTTTGGAAATACGATAACGTATCATCATCTTCGATTTCACTTGAACTTCTTGCTACTGAGGAAACAGTTTCCCTTGGTGCAGGAGTCTCAACTTCATACTCTTCTTCTTGAACCTCTGGATCTTGTGCAACTGGTGTAGTGCCTCTCTTACCTAAGACATACTCAAGACGAGTCTTAAGTTCATCATAAGTTTTAAATTGAGACGCAGCACTGAACTCTTCAAGAGAACTTTGCTTTTTCCAGATTGATTCCATCGCATCATCGTCATCTAAGAGAGGACTTTGTGATGCAAACTCAGAACTGTCATAGTTTCTATAACCTGCGACATTCTTTGCCTTTAACTTGAAGTTAGCACCTTGCCAAAAATCGAATGGATCGATTGCTTCTTCATCTTCAAACTCAGGTTGCATTGCTGCAGTGAGTTTATCAAATATTTTCTTACCAAACTTATATAAGAATACTTGACCTTCGTTCTCAGGATTGGCAGGATCTTTTACAACGTAGATGTTTGCAATGTAAGTTAACTTACGTTTTTGCTTTCTAGCAAGTTCCTTGCCAGCATCTGTTCCATTATTCCACAACTGTGAATTATACTCTGATACAGGATCTTTTTGACCAAGTGTTGTCAAAGAGTTCTCAATATACCATCCTCCTGGCCCTTGAAAGGCATGGGAATATAATTTAACAAATGGAAGATCTTCCTTGTCTGGTGCGGGTAAGAATCTGATAACAGCATAACCGTTACCTGATTTATCGACTTCGAGTTTCCAGAAACGGTCATCACCTGATGCACCGTTATTGTTCATCTTCTCGACTTCTTTAACTAACTTTGCAGTTAGTGAACCTAGTTTAGATTGCTTTTTTAAATTTGCAAATGACATTGGATTACCTTGGATTAATTTGGATTAAATTGGATTTACTTGGATATTATAACAAAGACAACACTTTTAGTCAACATTGACTCGAAGTGATTGTATTGTTTTGTTGATAGTATCAAAAAAGTAGTTTACATCAGTTTTTGGTGCAAATCCTAACATAGACATAGACTGCTTGAGATACCCAAGAGTATCTTTAGCCTCTTGATCATCTGATAAAGATAATCGAGTCCACATGATTCTTTGTTTATCAACAAGTGTCTGTAACATATCAACATGCTCCAACCTCTGTTCACGAGTCATGGTAGGGAAATTCATGGCAGTGCCATAGACTTCTCTTTGAAGTTTATTAATTGACTCTAGTTCTTCACGAACTATATCTGATTCAAAAAATTTACTCATTGACCAGTTCTCTTACTATCTTTTTATATTGGAACACATTTATATTTATGAAAGGATCATATTTCCTCAATTTGAGACTTACGGTTTCCCACACAGGGTCAGTAAGTTTTTGATCGAACCTTTCACGAAACTCAAAAATCTTTTCAAGGACTACAAGAGTTTCAAGATCTATATGTCCACCCAGATACTTTTTAAGAATAATTGGATGTCCATCGGAGCAGTCAAAAATGCTATCCAAGTCGTGTTCATTAAACAATTCAGTGACTTGCTCCTTGAATAAGTAACCAAGACTTTGTTGTCGTCTTGACCACTCATTATAATTCCTCTCTCCAGAATTAATAATTTCACCAATCCATAGACCAGAGGGATTGTCTGTGCTAACGAAGTTAGACACAAGAAAATCTACAATCTCCTTATCAGGATATTTTCTTGATGTTTTTTCAAACCAATACTTGTCCTTTCTTTTATTGAAGGCAGTTATCTTTGCTCTTGATCTTCCTCCATACTTAAAGTAATCATACTTCGGGCTGGAAAAATGATTTTTGATTGAAAGATATGTTTGGTAGGTTTCAAATGGTGTCACTTTCATCAGTGTCCTCACTTTCTAATTCTGTAATGGCATCAACAGGAACTTCTGACTCACCGATACGATACCAGTGTTGAAGTTCTCCTGACTTGTAACTTTTACGTTCTCCAAGATACTCAAGATCACTGAATGAGTGCTCTCGAAGCATTGCTTGTAAACGATAATGAATCAACTCCGTTTTAGTAGGCATTATAAAGGTAGTCTAGCACGAGTTGTCTTTTTCATAAAGTTAAGACGAGTTGCGTCCCACTTCAATCTCTCTTTGAGAGATTTTGAAATAAGTTTCGTTACTGATTCTATCTCAAGATTGTTACTTTCGCAATAGTGGCAGATAGCATCAATATAATTGAATTCTTCTTCCGCTACAATCTTCTCGATTTCAATGGCAAACTTTTGAGGAGTCAGAAACTTCTTCTCAATGGCCTTCTCAAGTTCTTTATTCGGTTCCATAGATCTCCA